TTTTGAGATTCCTAATCGGTACGGCTGTCAACTCCCTCATTCGTTTCTTCTACGGCTCCTCTAACAAGTCTCAGGAGGCTGTCGATCAGAAACAGAAAGAGATGGCTAAGAATGATTGAAGAAAAACATCTCAAAGCAGCAGGTGTGAAAGACCCCGCTAAATGGCTAGAAGCTGTACGACAAACATGCGAAGAGTTTAACATCAACACACCTCAACGCATTGCTTCTTTCATTGCCCAGTGTTCGCATGAGAGTGGTGGTTTCACCATGTTGAAAGAAAACCTCAACTATCGTGCAGCAACATTGGCAGCATGCTGGCCCAATCGGTTTGCTGAAATGGGGCCAGATAAGAAGCCTAAGAAAGACGCTCAGGGAAAACTCATTCCAACCGCAGTAGCAAATTCCATAGCCGGGAAGCCAGAACTTATAGCTAATTTGGTTTACTCTGGTCGTATGGGAAATGGGCCTGCTGAATCGGGTGAAGGGGCCAAATTTATTGGTAGGGGTTTGAAACAACTTACAGGGAAATACAATTATGATAAATGTGGTTCCTATCTTGGCCTTGATTTGGTGGCTAACCCTGACCTGCTACTTGAACCTAGTGCCGCTTGTCGTTCTGCTGGGTGGTTTTGGAAGACAAACAATCTAGAAAGTTTTGCCGATGCTGGTGACATCAAAGGCATGACCAAGAAGATTAATGGAGGCTATATTGGCCTAGAGGAACGAGAAAAGAAATATCAGGCTGTTTTAGCAGCTTTTTAACAGAAAAGCCCCTATTAAGGGGCTTTCTTATTTGGTGGGTACTCGCTGCGTCTCACTTAACGGGCTATTCTCCTTGGGGCATAGCAACCCCCGGTGGCCCTCTACTCGGCTCCCTGTATCCCGTGGAGCATCCGCTTTCCCCTTAACCTTTAGACGAACAAGAAACTAATCTGAAAAAACCCTAGTGCAAGCACAACGGCATTACAGAATTCGTACATATCTTCGTCCACTTCAACTACGGCTGTGTCTAGGTGGTAAAGCCCAAACACTAAGCCTCCTGTCCATGAGAAATCTATTACCATTATAGCTCCTTAAAAGGCGATTTCACAAGCGCCAGCGGTACATGCAAGGGTTTGTGTTCCTTCCACATTGTCTGTCACTTCGATGAAGCTGTCCCAATCAATTTCTTTCGGCATCCCATTCGCCAGAATATTAAACTCCGCTTCAGTGATCTCTTCATAGGGAGCTTGACGATAAGTGCCACCATCGTATGGCAAAAACGATACACCAGTGATTTCATCGAAATGCTCCCATACCCATGCGCCTACTTTGGGCCATTCATCTTCTTTTACACTAATTGTAACTGACGGTTTGTGTTCACACCAATGACGTTGAAAAACAAGCCACAATTGCAGATGCTCAATCGCTGTCAGATGTTCACGCAACACAGCGCCTTTGCCTACTTGAACAGGAAAACTAAACACCGTAGTGGAGTCAGGTTTCATGACACAAGGTTCAGCAGGAAAGCCTGCCTGCTTTAGAAAGGCAGTAAGTGGGTCTTTATTATCAGATCGGACACGCCGGATGTAAAACTCAGCGTGCTGAGGATGAATACCGCTAGCTGTTCCTGTGAGTTGGGAGACAGTTCCTTCGGGTTTAACACAAGTGATCGCAGCACTACGATTGATGCCAATACTGTCAGCAAATTGAGCATTAGTGTCAATAGCAACATTTTTCAATTCCTCCAAACGGTTGGGCAAACCCTCATCATAGGGCTGATTGAGCAACGGACAATCCAAAATACCTGTCATCGACACACCAAGCAAACGCTCTTCCTCTGTGTTTGTCTGCCAAATCTTACGCAGATAGGGGAAGTGAGTTAACGTGCTTTGGAACGTGCCGAGGATGGTGGCGAGCCGGACTTTGCGTTTGAGATTGTCCAACGTGTCATCCGATTTGACAGCAACAGAAGATAGGTTGCAAAATTGGTAAGGGCGAAGGATGATTTCAGAACAAGGATTAGTACCCCACTCTTTGCCCAATTCACGCCGTTCATTCTTAGCCACTTGTAGCTCAGAGGCAAGACGGTTGAATATACCACGTTCCCCGGAGTGGCTTTCATAGATATTGCTCCATTCACGCATAAATTGACCGACATCTGGCTTTTGAGTGTAGACAGCAGAGTTGTTAGCCAAAGCTCGTTGGCCCTGACCGTCCCACCAATTACCAGACTTGCTATGTGCCATTCTATCATCCGACAGATCGCTAAGAGAAATCATAGCCGAACGACGAACACCGCCAACCACAACGACTTCTCCGATTTTACACAGGATGTCGTGTGCTTCGAGGGAGTGAAGCTTCCTACCTTTAGCTGTTTTAAACTTATCCACCGTATATCTGAACAGTTCCACCAAAGGCTCGGGACCAGATGCACGTCCTCCAAAAGTCTTAAGCCGTGTACCTGCTGGACGAACCGCCGAAACATCCCAAAGCGGAATTTCACCAGCGTATAATAGGGCGATAAGTTGACGAAGTGCCTTAGCCCAGCCTTCTTTGGAGTCTTTAACCACAATAGTAGTAGAAGAATTGAACAACTCAGAAGGGATTTCAGGGAGTTTAGAGACATATTTTTGCTCCACAGAGAAGCCGACACCAGTGCCACACAGCAAGATGTACATGGCTTCATCAAAGGCTTTAACGTCATCAATGGGCAAGTATGAGCAATTGTAGCCAGCAATGTTTTGACGCTCCAACGCTTCACCAGCCGTCATGATGGAACGCATGGATGGCAACACTTCACGGTTTGTAATGGCCTGCTTCAATTCGGCGTACAGATCCATTCCCATGTGGTAGTTATGCTTCTCAATTAGATGAGTATCCATGAATTGCATGTAACGATCAACTGTCTCATCCCAATGCTCACGACGGCCCTTGCTGTCCAAAAAGCGGCTATACCGTGATTTGGCAATGTAGGTTTGATAGGGGGTCATTATTTTCCTTCTTCTAGTTCAATGAGTTTATCCAAATAGTGGCGAGCCTTTTTCAGATCGTCCACGCCTCCCTTGTCTTTCCAACGGGACACGTATTTTACGCAGTTTCCAGTGAAATAGCAAAGGTTATTTGCATAAATATAGTCCCAAGGCTGAATTGATTTGTCCTTGTAATGCTTTCCTGCTACCTGATTGTCGTTAGCTGTCGCGTTTGTGACACTAACATTTGCTTCTCCGGGCAAGCATTTTAGAACATATTCTTTCACAGTGGCTTCATTGGGTTGCCAGTGATAAAGCTCATGTTGTATACAATCTTCACAAATTGTGTTCGGGTAGGGGCGTTTCCCGTACTTGCATGTTTGACAACTTTTTTCTGTTTCCATATCTTTATCAACCATAATAGCGTTCTGAAAACATCTCTGAACTTCCAGCACCAGAAAACACTTTAAATCCTATTTTACGTACTTTTGAAAAATGAAATTCATTGTCATCCCATAATGGATTGTCTTCTGCGATTTCTTTGTCTGTATTGTATTCTTTTACAGAAAAAGAAGTAAGACAATAATATTCATCATCCCATAATTCTACACTGTCGTAAGAATTTATCCAATAGCAAATACCTTTATAGGTAAAATCTGCTTTTTTAGGTTTTTCGCGGGTTCCACAAGAGTTATATGACATGATATTTTTTCTCCAAGTATTCAATTGACAAGAACATCTCATCGAAATGTCCATCGTTCACTTCGTTCATCACCAACAAGCCACGCCAATGTCGGTTACTTAGCCTATCCATGTAGCTTTCATCGTGAAGATAATAACTCCCCACAACAATAGCAGTAATAGGTTGTCCGTCAGCACGTTTACCATAGGCCACGGCCTTGCCCTGCTGGTGTCCAGCAATACACGACATATGTAGCTTACTGATAATAGCAGCAGGAGAAGATGCAGGTCTTCCCATTGCGCCGACAGGCCAATAATGATTGAAGCCAACGCCGTTAATAAAAACGGGATGTAAGAACGGAAATACTTCCCAATCTTTTTCATATTCAAGGTCTGAAACATTGATGAGTCCTTCCAATGTTGGATTGTTGTTTACAGCCCTGTCAATGCGGTTTTCATGGTTGCCCAATGTCATCACCATGCGGGGCTTATAAATCTTTTCCTTGTTCTTCTTTTGGCGCGTTTGAAGGTCTTTCAGCGGAGCCAATAGGATGTCCATCGCTTTGTGAACAATTTCAACATCCTTCTTATATCGCAAGCCCTCAAAATATTTGGAGCCTTTGATGTCGTGGCTAGACAGACTAGGCATGTCAGCAAAGTCACCAATGTTAACAATAACATCGGGACGATAGTCAACAATGGCTTCGCCTGCCCAAGAAAGATGCTCCAACGGAACACCTTCCTTCACTTGGCAATCAGGAATGACAAGAATTCTCATTAGAACGACGCTTTTTCTTTTGCCCATTTTGGAACATGGGGATTGCCATGATAGTCCACCTGAGAACCAATTTCATACCCGTAAGCTGCTGACAACAAAGTGATAAAATCTGTCAAGATAGCATCCCACGAAGTGCCTTCAGGATAGTTTCGATTGAACTGCCAACGCCCAAAAGACGATTCTATGGTTGTGTAAACAGATGTTCCATCCTCATTAAAATTATCGATCATCGCCTGACCCTCCAATTGTTCCACGTTGTAAACGACCCTCTAGCTTCTCAATGTTAATCTTTGCAATGTCGGATAGTTTGACATCGTAAAGCTTTGCAATGGAAGCCACAAACCACAAACAGTCTCCAAGTTCCTTCATCAAATTATCCTTGATGGGGTAGAGATTACGATTGGCATCACGCAAAAACTTAGCATAAACGCCAGCCACTTCTCCAGCTTCTGCTGCTAGGCCGGGGATGAGATACATCAAGCCTTTGGCAGAAGGTTGGGCATAGGTGAATGCCTGTTCTTGATAGGCGTCCAAATCACTCATGTGTTCGATGTCGATTGCGCTGATTCCTGACATTCTTTTAACTCCTCAAGTTTCTGTTTTTGTAGAAGTTTAAGCCCTTCTACAAGGCCCATGCAAACGGCATATTCAAGCAATGATCGCATTTCGTCAGGAGACATGTCCAACTCAACCACTGCACTGCCGTCTTCCATCTCAGTCATCGAGATAACTTGCATCTCTTACGCTCCTCTCGTTCATTCTGTGTCTTTATGCCGTGGCACGTATGACACAACACTTGGAAACCGTCAGCCTCACAGAACATCCGTTCAATGTAAACATCCCAAGAAACAAAACCTGTTTTGGGGTTTACAACGGGGTCAATGTGGTCAACAGCAACGTCTGCTCCCTTAAACAACTTACCGCATCCTGCACACTTGTAATGAAATATTTCCTTACCTGTGGCACGATTTAGTTTTTTACCGACACACGCATCTTTAAGAGCTTGATGTTTTTGAGGCCATCTGCGCGTCGCTGCACGTAAGGCACTCTTGATGAAACTTTCAAATCTGCTTTTGGTCCATTGTCCTCCATTATGTTTTTGTCTTGTCATACTGGTGTAAAAAACTTCCAAATGTGTCTGTAAATTCTTCGTCGTGTGTGGTGCGTCCCATTGCAAACAAGACAGCATGCACAAGCTCATGAAAGAATGTTTGAGAGGTTAGTTGCTCATTCATTCCTTCTCGGATGTAGATGGTTTGAGTGGCTGGGTCGCATCTTCCGTATTCGCTGAGGTCTGCTCTGTAGACGATTGCCCAGTCAAACCCTGCGAGTTGGAAGGAGGTTGGTATGGTTGATTTAGGTGTCTTAGGAGCCACAGCAAATGCCCATTCTCTGTAACACGTTCAACACCATTTTGTCCATCATCGTTGTAAGCTTTAACGCATACATCAAACATCTCCTGTTCTGTTTTACAAGGGCCAATTAGTTTCTCTGCTTTCACAGGACCACAGCCCTTGATGCCGATAATGTTGTCCACTCTGTCGCCTGTCAAAATCTGCTTATAGAAATTTTTTAAGCCTTCCTCTTCAGTGACATTGTAGAAACTGTTCTTGACGAAATTGTAATGGTTGCCTGCAATTTGATCGAGGTCTTTGTCAATAGAAACAATGACACAATTATCACCTAGCTCTGTGGCTCTAATGGCAATGGCATCATCTGCTTCCATTCCTTCAATCAAAGAGGCTCCCATTTCAAGTAAGTAGGCACGAATAGCATCATAATGGATGGGCTTCTTCATGTCCTTACGATTGCCCTTGTAGGGTGCTGTCTTTGCTATGTCGTTGCGGAAGTTTCCTTTACCTGTAATGAACAACTCATATGTGTCACATTCCAGAGAAAAATAAACAACGTCATAAACAAGTTCTTTCACCCTAGCAAGAGCAAACTTTTCTTCCACATCTTCGGAAGCAAACCCTACTCGATAAACAATGATGTCACCATCGAATAGGGCTGTCTTTCCTTTAGAGGATGTCGTCAAGGGCTTCCTCTGGTGGCACGTATGTCACAAGATTGGTAACAATGACACAGGGGACGTCAGCTTTAGACACAAGACACGGATAGGCTTGGCCTTCCCAAGTGTACGTAGAGATGAGCACTTCTGCGTCACTACCGTTGCCAATTTCGCTGCTCTCAATGATTTTACCGTCTTTGTCAGCAGCAATGAATGGAAACTTAGACTTGCACACGATGACGTTTTCAGCAAAGGCTTTGCTCTTCAATGTCACGCCCATTTCTTGCAACTTCTTAGCATCGTCTGGACGAATCTCACCCAATGTGCATTCGTATTTGGCTTTCTTCTTTCCCTTGTATTCACCAAGCTCTGTCATTTCACGAGTCCAAAACAGTTTGGCTTTGATGCGAACAGGTTTTGCGTATTTCATTTTCATTTCCTTTTAAAGTTGAGGGTTACTGAAGATATTTCGCTTCAGAATTTACTTGATTTTCAGCCGCTTCTGCTAGATGTTCCAGAGCAGCAGCCAAAATCAGGTAAACAGCTACAGCGTCATAATTGTCGCTGTGGTAGAGGGTAAAACTTTTCTCACCTATGTTGAGCAAAATTTGACCTTCAATTTCTTCGTCAGTGGGTTTCTTTCCAATTGTTGCCAATTTTATACTCTCCGTCTAAGGGACAACGCATCTGGTAAAAAACACCAGCTTGTTTGATGGCATTAACACCAGCAATGCCAATTCGATTTGCAAATTCAGGCGATGTTTCAATCTGCCATTCATCGTGAACATTTGCCACCATCTTGAAAGGCACATTATACTTCCTTAATGTGGTTTCCAAGATGACAAGGGCTTTTTTCATTACGATGGCTCCGGCACTTTGAAGTAGGCTATTGAGTGCTGCATGCTCAGAACGAACCCATACTTTACGACCATCAAGCCCCGGTACATAGCCCTTACTCGCGTATAAGGCGACCGACTCACGTAAACGTGACAGCGCGGGAGATGCTTTAAGAAAGCGATCTTTGAGGCGTTTTCCGT